GTTGGTGATAGTGAGAATGGTAAGGATTTTATTGGAATTTTAGATAATCTTTCATATGAATCTAAAGGTATGGATGGAATCTTCCAAAAAGAAGTTCCATATACAAAAGAAATTACATTAAAAAATTTTCAAGGAAAAAATCTAGGTCTTCCAGAAAAAACATTTGACTATATGCTTCTCTGGGATACTAAAAACTATAGTGTTGGCATTTGTTCTTGGGATGATTGTATTAAAAATGCAAAACTTAAAGATGCAAATGTTGCATTTACTGTAAACCATAGTGATATTACTTTTCTGGCAAAAAATGTATCGCCAGTGAATAAAGGTGATTTTGCTGCTAAACTTTATCAATTGATTGAGGAATCGGTATGAAATCTTTGAAAACCCCTCTTCGTTATCCTGGTGGTAAGTCCCGTGCTTGTGAAAAGATGGGACCTTACTTTCCAGATCTCCGCAACTATAATGAGTTTCGTGAACCTTTTCTTGGTGGTGGAAGTGTTGCGATTCATATCACAAAGAAGTACCCTAGCCTAGATATTTGGGTGAATGATCTTTATGAACCGCTTGTAAACTTCTGGCAGCAACTCCAGATATTTGGTAATGATCTAAAAAATGAACTAGTTGACCTCAAACTTGCATACAATACTCCTGAACTTGCTAAAGAACTTTTTCTAAAGTCAAAGGAGCACGTCAATGATCAAACTCTATCAAATCTTGATCGTGCTGTGGCTTTCTATGTTGTTAATAAGTGTAGTTTCAGCGGTCTCACGGAGAGTTCATCATTTTCACCACAAGCATCCAACGCCAACTTCAGTCTGCGAGGGATCGAAAAACTGCCTGCGTATTCTTCGTTGATTTCAAAGTGGCGTATAACTAATTACTCATACGATTATCTTCTGGATGGAGACACTAGTGCTTTTGTGTATCTCGATCCTCCTTATGATATTAAGGATAATCTCTATGGGCACAAGGGATCAATGCATAAAAGATTTGATCACGATAAGTTTGCTGCTGATTGTGATTTTCGTTATCCTATGCATCAATTGATTAGTTATAACTCAGATCAACTTGTAAAGGATCGTTTTAAGAACTGGAACGCTGCAGAGTTTGATTTGACTTATACGATGCGTTCCGTTGGTGAGTATATGAGAGACCAAAAACACCGTAAAGAATTACTGCTTTTTAATTATGGAATTAAAGGACTGGTTAAACTCGATCAATCAGACGAAAAAACATCTGATTGATGAAGACCCTTCACTTGAAAAAGAATACGCTCCGTATATCATCAATCGGTGCCTTTCTGGTCACATTGATTGTATTATGTACGCCAATGAAATGAATAGATATCATTTCCTCCCAAAGAAACTGCAGTATGACTTTTTTATAAATAGTCTGAGGATCAAGAAGAGGTTTTCTCCTTGGCTCCGAAAAGATACAATCAAAGACCTTGATTATGTCAAACGTTATTATGGTTATAGTAATGAAAAGGCAAAACAAGCTTTGAGGATTCTTACTAAAGAACAACTTACTTTTATTAAATCGAAATTTGAAACTGGAGGAACAAAATGAGTGTCGTTCAAGAACCCGAAGTGAAGTGGGCACCCGATCAAATGGTGGAAGTGGTTCTTAATGAACCTGATGACTTTTTGAAAGTGCGTGAAACTTTGACTCGTATCGGAGTTGCTTCAAGAAAGGAAAAGAAAATCTATCAATCTTGTCATATTCTGCACAAGCAAGGTAGATATTATCTCGTTCACTTTAAGGAACTGTTTGCCCTGGACGGTAAGCACGCAAACCTGACTGTGAATGATGTTCAGCGTCGCAATCGTATCGCCCAACTTCTTGCTGATTGGGGTCTGATTGAGATTGTAGATGTTACTAAGATTCAAGATATTGCTCCTTTGAATCAAATTAAAGTTCTTGCTTACAAGGACAAAGGAGATTGGATTCTAGAGACCAAGTATAACATTGGTGCGAAGAAGAAAAAGGTAGAGGATGCCGAATAATAAAGAGC